ATTCTCAACGCTGCATCGGGAGACCTTCTCAGCTGCGAGATGTCCGTATCAATCCTTACGAGTTGGAGTTAAAATGTCCGAGTGGGAAAAAGAGAACGAAGCCTTCCTGATCAAAATCGGGCAGGTAGCACCAACCTCACCAAAGCCAGCAACTACTAAGAAAGACGAGGAATAATCTCATGGCTGTATTTCTAAATAACTTGGTCGGCGTGAAGATTAACTCTGTTGATCTTTCTGACCTAGTCACAGCAGTAACAATTAACCGTACATTTGATGAGCTAGAAGTAACTGCAATGGGTGACACAGCACACAAGTTTGTAAAAGGCTTGGAAGCATCATCTGTAACAATCGATTTCTTAAATGACACAGCAGCAACTAAGACTCTTGCAACTTTGCAAGCAGCCTGGGGTACAACAGTCACAGCTGTATTCCTACAAACAAAGGGAACAGCAGTTTCAGCTACTAACCCTCTGTACACAGTTTCATTGCTAGTCAACAACACTACAGACATCAATGGTGCTGTAGGCGATATTGGCACACAGTCAATCACATTTACTGCTAACTCAACCATTGCAGTAGCCACAACAGGCACATTCTAAAAAACTACTAAAGGGGCAAATCATGGCAAAACTGAAGATCATTCGTACAGATGGAAGCGTGCTAGAAGGCGAAATCACTCCAGCGGTGGAATACGCATTTGAGCAATACGCTAAAAAAGGGTTTCATCAGGCGTTTCGTGTAGACGAAAAACAATCGGATGTCTATTGGTTAGCTTGGGAAATAACACGCAGGTCAGGTGAATCTGTTAAGCCTTTCGGGATTGACTTCATCGAAACTCTAAGATCAGTTTCGGTCGAGGACTCAGACCCTTTAGCTTAAAGCGCGATCTTCCATTCACCTATCTAATTGCTAGGCTAAGCATTAGGTTGGGGATTGCGCCACAGCAGTTACTCGAATTAGATAAGACCATGCTAGATGCTCTCTTGCTAGGTCTAAAGGATGAAGCGAAGGAGATCAGCGATGCCAGCAAGCGTAAAAGGCGGCATTGAGCTCCGTAAGGCTTTGCGCAAGTTTAGCCCTGACTTGGCTAAGCAATTACCTAAAGAAGTTGCAGCAGCCTTAAAACCCATCACAAAGGCTGCTAGAGGGTATCTGCCAGATGACAATCAAGTACTTAGCGGATGGTTGCCTAGAGATAACTCGCAGGCTCGCTTTCCTTCATACAATGCTCGGATCGTAAAGTCCGGCATTGGCTATAAGACCACACCATCAAAGCCTAATCGCAGAGGGTTTAGATCCCTTGCTCGCGTATTCAATAAAAGCGCAGCTGGAGCAATCTATGAAACTATGGGTCGTAAAAGTCCTTCTAGTCGCTTTGTGCAAAATCAGCAGGATAAGTATTCGTCACCTATGAAGGGTGATGGCAAGATGGAAGGCCGCGCTTTGTTTCGCGCCTACGAAGAAAACAACGGCAAGGCTAGAGAAGCAGTCCTTAAAGCCATCAAAGATGCTTCTAACAAACTTAACGCTAGAGCAACGGTGAGAGGCTAATCATGGCTAATGTAATGATTGATATTGCTGCGGAGTTCACTGGCAATAAAGCCTTTAAGCAAGCCGATACTGCCACAGAAAAACTTACTAAGAATGTTAAGCAACTAGCAGGTGCTTTTGGTTTAGCCTTTAGTACTACCGCAGTTTTGGCTTTTGGTAAAGCTTCGATCAAGGCAGCAGCAGCAGATCAGAAGGCTCAGCAGCAACTAGCCTTAGCTTTAAGGAATGTCGGGCTAGAGCGGGATGCCGCTTCCTCGGAAGCCTACATCCAATCTTTACAAAGCCAATTTGGAATTGTCGATGATCTTCTTCGTCCTGCTTATCAGACACTAGCGATCGCCACACGAAATACTGCCGAAAGCCAAAGATTACTCAACCTATCTTTAGATATTAGTGCTGCGACTGGCAAGGACTTGGGTTCTGTTACTACAGCATTGGGCCGCGCCTATTTAGGTAACAACACAGCTTTGACTCGCTTGGGTGTAGGTATATCAAAAGCAGACTTAAAAACGAAATCTTTCTACGATATAACAACTGATCTAGCCTCTACCTTTAAGGGTTCAGCCACAGCAGCGGCAGCAACCTTTCAAGGTTCAATAGATAAACTTGGCGTTGCTTCTGCGAATGTACAAGAGATTATTGGTACTGGTCTTATTGATGCTCTTAAAGGTCTAGGTGAAGATAACTCAGTAGATGATCTTGCTAAATCTATGGAAAGTGCAGCCCTTTATACTGCCGATGTTATTCGCGGTATTGGAGTTTTAACTCAGAAATTAAAATCACTTCCTGGGGTTGGCAATTTTAACATCGGGATGATTCCAATCGTAGGTTCTTATTTAGAAATCTTAAGAGGTTTAGGTAAGCAATCTACAACAAAGCCTTTTACAACTCCTATGACAATCTCTGGTCAATCGCAGCAATCCACTCAAATTACTAAGGATCAAGCCAGGGTTGCCAAAGAGACTCTTAAAATATCTAAAGATCAATTGAAACTAGCCAAGGCCAAGGCAATCTTTGACATTCAGAAGATCCAGATTGAAGCAGCTTTAAAGGGCAAGATCAGCGAAGAAGAAAGAATCCGCTTGATGTTGCTCAAGGCTATTGCAGAAGAAAACATTGATGACATCGACAAGTACACAAAAATGCTTACTGAGGTTCAAGGCAAGGTAACAGACCTGCAAAGCACCCTAGCTGAGGTTTATGCCATGGATGCTGGCAATCCTTTTATCGCATGGGAGATCGGACTTGATGGAGTTCAACGCGCTCTGATTGAGATTAATGGTCAGTCCATCGCTTTGACCAGCAGCATTGCACAAAACTCACTGGCTATGGGATTACTTGGTGGAGCATCATTTGCGCAGGCTTTATCAGGAGCGCGTTACGCCGCACAGGCAGCAGCTTCTATGGGTATTACAGGAATTATCGGTACAGTTCCAACCGTAACAGATACAACATCCACAACTAATCCAAGCACAGTTGTAAATGTTGTGGTACAAGGCACTCTTACTACACAGGCTGAATTGCAGCAATCAATTATTGATGCAGTTAATAACTCAGGGCTTACAGGCAATCAGTTAATTACTGGCACTCCAGAACGACAGGTTTCTATTTAATGACTTTACCTGCAACTATCGGAGTAACCATCAACTTTAGCGATGGCCCTACTTATGGCTACCCATTTACTATTGGCGATCCTGTAAAGGGTATTCTTGGTGTTTCCGAGTTAGCAGGATCAGGAACAGCTGGGTTAATTGTTGATTACTCAGCACAAACCACTCAGATATCTATTAGGCGTGGCCGAGATTTAATGACTGATACCTATAATGCAGGTCAAGCATCGGTCAAAATTTTAGATCCTAATGGTGATTTCAACCCACAGAATACAAGCTCTCCCATCTACGGCTATCTAAAGCCTTTACGCAAAATACAAATTACTGCTACTTACCTAGGCACTACTTACTATATATTCTCAGGCTATACATCTGAGTACCGATACACCTATCCGACAGGGCAGGAAATTGGTTATGTAACTATCGTGTCTTATGATGCTTTTAAGATTTTCAACCTTGCAGCAGTCTCAACCGTTGCCGATGCTGAAGCAGGCCAAGACACAGGCACTCGCATCAATCGCATTCTTTCAGAGCTTTCATGGCCTAACTCAATGCGTGACATCGATACAGGTGACACCATTTGTTCAGCAGATTCAGGTCAGTCACGAGTGGCTTTATCTGCTATCCGCGCAGCTGAGTTTAGCGAGCTAGGCGCGTTCTACATGAGTCCAGATGGCAACGCAATCTTTAAAAGTCGCTCTAGCACTATCGCAAGCATTGACGATACCCCTACGGTCTTTAATCAAACAGGCGGCATTCCTTACGCTAACATCAAATTTGCCTTTGATGACAAACTCATTATCAACCAGGCTAATATCCAGCGATACGGCAGTAGCAATGTCCAGTCCTATACAGATGCTGCAAGCGTGGACACTTACTTCTTGCACAGCACTAGCGCACAAAACTTGCCTATTGCTACCGATGCCGAAGCTATGAACCTAGCCACAGCTTACGTGAACAGTCGTAAAGACACCACGATCCGCATTGACTCAATGACCCTAGACCTTTCGACCCCTTCTTATTCAGCAGGGGTAACAGCGGCTCTTAGCCTTGACTATTTCAGCAATGTCACTATCTCTAACATTCAGCCTAATGGCGATACCATCACTAAGACCCTACAGGTTCAAGGGGTGGCGCATGACATTCAGCCGAATAAGTGGTTCACAACATTCACCACGATGGAGCCAATAACTGATGGTTTCATCATTGGCAACGCAGAATACGGTATCCTAGGCGTTAGTCGTCTAGCATGGTAAAGGAGCAATAAATGGCAACAGGATTTCCAGCAGCAACGGGAGATGTTCTATCAGCAGCTATGTTTAATGGCTTGGTGGCCTTTACACTAGATGTTCAGACAGGCACTACCTACACAGTAGAGGCTACTGATCAGTATCAGGTATTGGTAATTACATCTAATGCAGGTACTAAAACAGTAAGCATTCCAACAGATGCAACATACAATTTTCCAGTAGGTACAGCAATTTCTTTCCTTAATACTGGAGCAGGTAACTTGACAATCAACGCTGTTACTTCTGGCACAACCACAATAACAAGTGCAGGTGGCACATCAGCAGCACCAACAGTAGCTCAATTTAAGTCAGCCGTAGCAATTAAGACTGCTGCAAATGCTTGGACAGTTGTAGGTGCGGTAAACTAATGCTTAACATCGTTTCAGCTACTCTTTCAGATTCTGCCATCAATATTGGCGCAGAAATGATTTTGGTTGCCGGTGGCGGTGGATCAGGATTTGCATTTGGCGGTGGCGGTGGTGCTGGTGGTCTTTTGTATGCAAGTCGAACTTTAACTACCGCTAAAACTTACACGATTACTATCGGTGCAGGTGGAAATAACGGAACTAATGGCTCCCGCGTAGGTGTACAAGGAAATAGCAGCACAATGACTGCTTCGGGATTTACAACTCTTACTGCTGTCGGTGGCGGTGGCGGTGGAGCTAATCAAAGCGGAAACCAACCACCGACCTCAGGCGGTTCAGGTGGTGGTGCTTCTGGAGATGGTGGAGTTAATATCTCTGGCGGTGCTGCTACATCTGGTCAGGGTTTTGCAGGTGGATCTGTAACATCTGGCAATACTGGTGGATCGGGTGGCGGTGGCGCTGGTGCTGTTGGAACAGCAGTTGTCGGTAATCAAACTGGAGCCAATGGCGGAGTTGGATCTTCAACGTATTCTTCATGGGGTGCAGCTACTTCAAGTGGACAAAATGTTGGTGGCACGAGATTCTTCGCAGGTGGCGGTGCTGGTTCAGGTGGCACAGGCGGTTCAGGTGGCGGAGCAAACCCAGGTGGATCGGGAACAGCAAATACAGGTGGCGGTGGCGGTAACGATGCCGGCAGCGGTGCAGGCGGTTCAGGAATTGTCATTATTCGTTACGCAGATACTTTGCCTAATGCTGCATCAACGACTGGTTCTCCAACACTTTATACAACAGGTGGTTATAAATACTATAAGTTTAACTCTAGTGGAAGCATAACTTGGTAATGGCACACGCAGCAGAAATTATCGATGGAATTGTTACACGAGTCATAGTCGTGTCTAATGATTATGAACCTAACATTGAAGAATGGGTTACTGCATGGACAGGCGGCGGCACATGGAAGCAAACTTCATATAATGGCACTATTCGTAAAAACTTTGCAGGCATTGGCTTTACATACGATGCAGATCGTGATGCTTTTATTGCACCGAAGCCAGATGATGCAACTGAATTTGATGAAGAAACTTGTCGATGGATAGTGCCAGATGAAGCCCAGACTATCTAAAGCTGCTGTCCAGTTACGAGAGCAGATTGATGACTCGTTCCCAGATCGTGACCGCACATCGGATGGTTGGATCGGTGATACCCGACACGCTGCTCGCAAGTCTGATCATAATCCAGATGAGCAAGGCTGGGTTCGTGCCATCGACATCGACCGTGACTTATTCAAGGGATCAAAGCCAGACATTATGGGCGATCTTGCAGATCAGCTTCGTGCCTTATCAAAGTCAAAAGCAGACAATCGTATTGCTTACATCATCTTTGATGGACACATCTGCTCCAAGATCCTCAACTGGAAGTGGCGCAAATACACAGGGGCTAACAAACATGTTAAGCACTGCCATGTCAGCTTTAAGAAAGAAGCTGACAATGATGGTGCTTTTTTTCAAGTATCTATGTTAGGCGGAGAATAATGAACATGAAGCATCCAGTAGTCATCGCAGTCGGAGCCTTCCTTGCAGTATGGGGAACTACATCAAATTTCTCTCTAGACTATCGCCACATTTTAGGCGCGATTGTTGCTGGAGTGTTCGGGTATGCGAGTCCTAAAAAGTGAGCCAACAAGATTTCTTTAGTCTTTACATAAGCACCTTGCTAGTCATTGGTGGTCTTGCAGGCTATGTCATTACTCATCTGCTTTCAGAGATTAAGCGACTCAATCAGCGTGTCGATGAAATCTATAACATACTTTTAGAGCGATAATTTTGTCATGGCAAGAAAAGCGACTAAGAATCTAGTTGAGCAAGATTACTCAGCTCTTGATGCTTATTGCATTGGAATGTATGAGTTTGCTCAAAGTCTAAAGCGAGCAGGTTTTGATGAGGAAACAGTGCTTGGCATTATCGTAGAGCGATCAGCCTATCCTGCATGGATTTTGCCTGATCCTATAGAGCCAGAACGCTTTGGTGACTATGAAGATGAGGATGACGATTAAGCGAATAGTCGTAGTATCGGACTTACAAGTTCCTTACCATGACAGGGTTGCCACTCGTAACCTTGCTAACTTCATTACAAAGTTTAAGCCAGATCAAGTAGTCACAATAGGCGATGAGATTGACCTACCACAGATAAGCAAGTGGGAAGAAGGTCGCATGGGCAGTTATGCCCAGACCCTAGATGATGATCGTAACGAGGCTGTGCAGCTTCTTTGGGATTTGGGCGTAACAGATTGCATCCGTAGCAATCACACAGATCGCTTGTATAACATCATCATGGCTAAAGTGCCTGCCTTCGGTGCATTGCCAGAGCTTCGCTTTGAAAAGTTTATGAAGTTCGATGAACTAGGCATTACCTTTCACAAGAACCCTATGCCTGTTGCTCCTAACTGGATTGCAGTCCATGGAGACCACACACCAATAAAGCCACAAGGGGGCTTATCAGCCCTAGAAGCGGCTCGTAGGCACGGCAAGAATGTTATCTCAGGTCATACTCACAGAGCAGGTCGTTCAGCCTTCTCAGAGGCCTCTGGGGGCCGTATAGGGCGTGTCCTGCATGGTGTCGAGGTAGGTAATCTAATGGACTTTAAGCAGGCCCATTACACAAAAGGTTCCGCCAACTGGCAACAGGCTTTCGCCATTATGTATGTGCATGGGTCTAAGGTGCAGGTTGATCTAATCAACATTGAGAAGGATGGCACATTCATCGTCTCTGGAAAGTCCTACGGCAGACCCAGATAATTGTTATCGTTTCGTTACCTAAATGTGTTAGACAATGTCAGACAGGCGTGAGACTCTAAGTTTGTAAGCAGTCAAGGGCACTGCTACAGATAGGTACACAATGATTAACTCAGTAGTAATTATAGGAATGATTGGATTGCTTTTGATTTCCAATGTCTTATGGTATTC